GAGCGTGTTCTGGTCGATTGCTTCCAGTTCAACGTCTGTTCCTGCGTCAATGGCTTTCGGGCTTCCGAAAATGCCGTACAACTGCTTTGTTCCTGTTCCGTTGATCAACTGACTGGACAGTTTCTTCTTCAGTGCGATGTAGCACGCTTCCTGTACCTTTCTTGCGTAGTCTGCATTCGGAAGTTTCTTTACTTCCTTGCTGATCTCTGCGTACGCAGTGATCTTGATTCTGTCCATCGGTGCGTAATCAAATTCCGGCTCTGCATCTGCATAGTCCGCACCCTCTTCTGTGATTCCGCCCTCTGCATAGGATTTC